AAGAGAGATCAGAAGAGCAAGTAGATGGCCTTATAAGTTCCGCTGTCGATGCTGTAAGGGTTGACTTACAGACAGGATTAGAAACAGCAGAAACAGAAAGACAAGAAATTATAGCTGGACAACAAGCTATTAGATCTGAACTAAGCAGTGATATTGAAGCACTACAAACACGACTTAATGATTTACCTCCTGAGATAAGAGCCATTGTTGCTGAAGAAATCAACAATCTTGCGACAAGAGGTGATGTAAGTGCTGTTCAGCAATCAATTAATGCGCTTGAACAATTGGTTAACAATATTCAGCCTGGCACAACGCCTGAGCAAGTTAGGCAAGAAATACAAGATGCAGGACTTGCCACCTCTGAGGATCTGAGATCAGGACTAGACGAAGCCTCTGAAGAAAGACTACGGATTGAAGAAAGCACTAACGACAAGCTCGAACAACTGCGCGAAGGTATCGCGGTTCAGTTTACTGATGCTGAAGCTAGAAGGTTAGAAGAGCTTACGGGCCTTGAGGCTAGGCTCTTGCAAGACTCAGCAGAAAATGCGGCAGAGTTTAATGATCTTTTAGCAAACCAAGGCATACGATTTGAAGAAGTCACTGATGCCTTACGGTCCGATATCTTAGAGTCTGAGGAGCGCTTAGGCGACAGAATTACGGGCCTTGAACAGCAGATGGATGCTGATGCTATCGCGCGGTTGGCAGAGCTAACAGGACTTAGAACAGAGTTTTTAGAGACTTTAACAGCTAACGAAGCGGCGGCGATTGCACGAAATGAAGGCTTGAGCGATCAAATAACTGAACAAATTACTGGTATTCGCGGTGAGACGGCTCGTCAAATAGAAGGTATGGATGAGCGGTTAAACGACCGCATCAATGATTTTGAGGAACAAACAGGCAGCAGATTTGATTCGGCTGCAGAAGAGCGCGAGCAGATACGTGAGGATTTAGCTGAAAATCTCATCGCCGTAGATGGCCGATTCGATGAGCTTACGGAGGCGCAGCAACAACAATTTGAAGAGCTAGGCATCACCGTAGAAGACCTCGAAAGAGACTTTGGCATTCGATTCGATGATCTGACCTCTGGACTGCTCTCACAAACTGAAGCGCTTGAATCTCTTGAGGGCTTGTCGCGCGACCGATTCGACACGCTTGAGGGTCAGATAGAAGAATCAAGGGCCGAAAATCTGTCTGCTATTACTGGCCTATCACAAGACTTTTTACAGACACTGAGCGATGCAGAAGCTCGCTTGCTTGAAGCAGACTTGGGTCTTAGAGATCAGCTTGCGACGTTTGAGGAGTTCACTGCTGAAGAGCTAGAGGCCACTCGAAATAGCCTGTTTGAGAGAATCAACGAGGCTCAGGGTCAGTTCTATGATGAGCTTGAGGCAACGGAAGGGCGTTTGGGCGAGGGTCTGGCTGGTTTAGGCAATTTGATCAGTGGTCCCGGTGGATTAGGGCAACAAGTTGATGCGCTAGCCGCTGGACAAGAAGGCTTGAACTTAGGACTGGGACAGCTTGGAGGCATGCTTGGCGGCAGGCTCACAGCAATAGAAGGTCGTCGTGATGTTGATGAGTTCAAACTAGATCCCTTCAGCCTTACCCGCCTACCTGGCTATCAAGCTCGTCCCCAACAACAATTCCGCAGTATTTTTGACCCCGCTCGACAGCGTAGAGGGATGCTCTCATGACGTATTTGCAACTTATCAATGGCGTTTTAACCCGATTGCGCGAGGACACAATCACGGGCTTGGTTGGAACGACAGACACGGTTGCCCTTTTGGTTGCTGAGTTTGTTAACGACGCTAAGGAAACTGTTGAACAGTCTCATGATTGGAATGCGTTGCGCTTTACGTGGACCTTCAATACCAGCGCAGGTACAGATACCTACGCCCTCACAGGCAGCCAGCAAGGTGACAACATTGAGTTGGTTTCCAACGACACGACTAATGTCCTACTCAAGCAAACAACGCCGTACGCAATTAGGCGTAAAGGTATAATATCAAGTAGTAACGCGGAGCCTAGCCTCTTTGCGATCAATGGCGTGGACGGTAGCGGTGATACGCAAATCAAGCTCCACCCTACCCCTGATCAGTCGTATAGCATCATTGTTGATGGCTACAAAAAACAAGCCGCCTTGTCAGCAGATACCGACACCCTATTAGTACCGTCAAAGCCCGTCATCTACATGGCGCTTGCTATGGCCGCTAGAGAGCGAGGTGAAGTAGGCGGTCAAACCGCTGCTGAACTGTTTAGGTTAGCGGGCCAATATCTATCTGACGCTATTGCTATTGACGCCTCCCGATCACCCCTTGAAAACGTATTTTTTGTAAGCTGATGGCACAAGCACTTCAAAACTTAGTCATATCGAATCCAGGCTTTGAGGGCGTCAACACGGAAGACAGCCCCTTACTACAAGACCCTGGATTTTGCCGTGTAGCAGACAACGCGATCATTGATCAGTTTGGACGTATTGGTTCGCGGGAAGCCTTCAAAACCTTTACGGGTAACGCCAGCATCACCGTCAGCAATCATGCTGATCGGGCGTCCTCTACTACGACCGTACACCGCATTGGCTCAGGGTTTATCGGCGGCACGCTCAACATTTTGTGCGTTGTGAGCCACAAGCAATTTAACGCGGCGGGTGCGCAGGTTCAGATTAATTACTTTTTGTGTAAAGAAAGCAGCGGGTCACTGACTGAGGTCTCATACCCTAGCCTGAATGACGCAAGTCAGCTGCTCGATGCGCAGATCGTGTCGTTCGTAGATCGTCTTTACATCTTGAGTAAAACCAACGCGATGCTGGTCTTCAACGGCTCTACCATTGTCAAGGTTTTTACGGGTTCGCAGAATACGGACTACATACCCCCGCAAACCAACTCTGGTGTCATCTCTAGCGAGATCAACGGCAACGTCGTCTGCTCTGCTTATGGTCGTCTTTGGGTTGCTGGTGTTGGTAATGATTACAACGTCATTTACTTTTCGGACCTACAAAAAGCTCACCAGTGGTACGACGGTAAGTCCTCACCCAGTGATGCAACCAACACTGCTGGTTTTATCGATGTCGAAGAGTTTTGGCCTACAGGATCAGACAGCATTGTCGGTATTGAAGCGCACAACAACTTTCTGATTGTTTTTGGTCGAACGTCAATCCTAGTCTTCGGAAACCCGTCGGGCGACCCTGCTGCTGCTAACGGCATTTTCCTGTCTGACACTGTGTCAAATATTGGCTTGGTATCCCGAGACGCAACGGCCAACACAGGCTCTGACCTACTGTTTGTGGACGACTCAGGCGTTCGATCCTTTGGCCGAACCATTCAAGAAAAGTCAGCACCGATTGGTGACTTAACCAGAAATGTCAGAACCGAAATTTCTAATTTGATACGGACCAATAGCGACAAAACGACGATTTCGCTGACCTATTTGCAAAACAAAAACTTAGCGGTTTGTATTTTTAGCAATGATTCACTGGCCTTTGTCATTGACTTGCGGTCTCCATCTAAGTCTGGGGCCAACAAGATCACTCGCTGGAAGAATGTTGTTTTTGAACGTGCAGAGTTTGTGGAGGCAGGTAACGAAGCGTTCACTGTACTTGGCTCTAACAACAGCAACGGTCTACTCAAATACGATGGGTTTTTGGAGTACGACAGCGAGCCATACACGCTGGAATACGAGTCCAATCAGTTTTCGTTTGGGGATGCGACTCGGACTAAATTTATTAAGAAACTCGTCTACACCGTGATCTCAGCCAACGCCGCAAGCACTGCCGTTGCGCGGTGGGGTTATGAGGGAGAAATCGATCTCAGTAGAAACTTCGATTTGCAATCAATTATTCCCGCCAAGTTTGGTGAGGCTGAGTTTGGTATTGGCGAGTTTGGACCTGGATCAACACTCACCGTCCGCTACAAAACCAACGCAAAAGGCAGTGGCAACACTGTGCGTGTCGGCATCAACGCCAACATAGTGGGCAACGTCTTTTCACTACAAGAAATCGATATTCAAACCCTGTTAGGGAGAATCACCTAATGTCACTTTTAACCGAATTGTTTGGAAGCGATCCTATTGGCAGCGCTCTCAGTACAGGACTTCAAGTTGCCAATATAAACGCGATCAAAGATGCAGGTCGAGACGCTAGGAACTATTTAGACTCGCTCGGGGATCAACTGGCTGATGACACGCAATTCCAAGGGTTTGGCGTGAGGACTGGCCTCGGGCGCAGCAATGTTGCCCCGTCAGGCGACGTCGATGTTGGTGTCGGCATTGATCCTCGCTTTCAACAAGCCGCCCTCGCCAACCTAGATAGTAGCGGGATGATGTCAGGGCTTGCTGGAACTGCTGCGAATCGAGCGGCAATGGACCCCAGAATAAGAGAGCAACAAGTATTCGATCAGTTGATTGCGCTACAACAACCTGAGATCGCAAGAGCTACGGCACAAAATCGCGCTCAAGAGTTTGCCACGGGCAGAAGCGGTCTCATGGGGACTCAGTTCGGCGGTACAGCGCAAGACGATGCTCTAGCAAGGGCGCAAACACAAGCCCGCAGACAGGCCGCTGTGGACGCTCTAGGCATCACTAGAGAGGAGCTTGCAAACCAAGCACAGATCGCCTCTCAGCTGGGTAGTTTGGGTGTCAATCAAGCCAATATTGGCTCTGGCTTGTTTGGCACAGCGATGGACCCAACACGCTTGCAGCTTGACGCCTTGAACGTAGGCAGTGCTGTCGGTGGTGCGCCCTTCCAGACAGGACAACTCACAGGCGCTGGTTATCGAGCGCAAACAGGGCTGGCAGGTGCTGAGTCGCGCTTACAGTCAGAGCGAGACGCACTCCAAGCACAAGTCAACCTTATCAACAACGCATTAGGAAACCTTGGTACGGCGACGGTTTCGGGCGGCGGGCAAAGCGGCACTCTTTCTGGATTGACAGGCTTGCTTGGCGCAATTCCCCCAGTCCGTGACAGCGGCTTTTTTGACCTTTTATTCGGAGACTAATTATGGCAGTTGGTAGCAATCAAGCAATGAATGTGCAGGGCATGCTTGGACGTTTTGTCGATGCAAGCAGACGGCCACAGGCAGATTTTAACTTCGTTCAAAAGCAAAGAGACAAGACGCAAGCGGCCAACGTGAACATGGCAGACCCAGACTCGCTTGAAAGGTATGCAAGTTACCTGCGACAGCAAGGCCAAGTCGAGCAAGCTAACGCCATGATGCAACGCGCAGATGCTTTGAGAAAGTCAAAGACCGATGCAGAAGTCGCTGCTCGTACAGCCACAATTAACTCAGTCCTTGGTAGTTTGGCGATGCGTCGTGATGCGTTACGAGAACAGGGGAAGTCAACCGCTCAAATTGACAACAAAATTATGGAAAAGGCTTTGGAGTTTGGCGTAAACCCAAGGGACTACCTTGGAGATTCAG